CCGAAGACACAACAGGATATGTTGAGGTGTAGAACTCATTGGCTCTCTCTACAAACGCGAACTCATCAAGATAAAGAAGATTAACGGAGAGGCCACGAATAGAAGAGCCAGAAGTAGCGGCGGCAATAATACGACTATTATTACTGAATTCAAGAGAGCCTTTATTGAGGGCTTTAGTACCCGGTTGCAAAAAGAACGGAACATTCTCCAACATGAGCGTGACACGAGATAACATTTCCCGAGCAGTCGCCCCTTTATTCGCAAGAACCGCAACTGTCTTTTCTGAATTGAAAAGTGCAAACCAAAGAAGGTACGCACATGCTGATATGGATTTACCACTTTGTCTACAAGCCAATACAATATTGAATCGGTGCTCATTGAAAACCTCAAACATTTTTTCTTGATAAGGATATAGCTCGAAAGGAACTAGTCCTTGATCTAAGGAAATAATCTTACAGTATTCTCTGGCAAAGTAGGCGGGATCACTCATACATTTTGAGTATTCGTGCACGAGATCTTTAGTCCATTCCTGGACTATACCATCACGTTTTACATTTACATTACCAAGATAGGTATCATTTAGATTCGGGCGTGACATTAATAACATTACTTTCGTCTTTCAAAAGCCTTTGCAAATCTGCGGTCGACCCAAGAAAAACATTATTGGTCGTACTAGTACCAATTTGCTTCACTTCTTCTTCTTTGTTTATATCTTTATTTTTTTTATTTAAATCCATCAATTTATCATTGACGTCGGATATATTTTTTATCATACCAGATAAAACTTCATATGCGCGCGGATGCTCAGATTGCCTAGCAACCTCAATCATATCTTCTAAAGATTCACGGCCTTTTTCTAATAAGTCGTAATAGGTTTCTCTAGAATAGTCATAATCACTTTTAACATTATTTGTCATACGTCCACAAGCTCACGATTTTTCAAATGAGTTTCTGCTATTTCTTCCTTTGATTGTCCGTGATATTCAACGGCATGATGTTTTTCTATCATCAATTCATTTAAATTTTTGTTTTCAACAAGAAATACACCGAGTATTCTACCAAATTTGCCAGTCTTATCTTTTTGCGTTTGTAATATATGATGTGAACCAATTGGCATATGCTCTTGAACAAATGCCTTTGCAGCTAGTCCATATTTCTTTTCTTCTAAATCTCTTGTTCTCGATTCAGGTGTGTCAATTCCAAATAATCTAACTCTCTCTTTATGTAACCAAATACCAAATCCTAAGTCAATGTCAACATCGACCGTATCGCCATCAATAACTCTTATAATTTTGCATCTATACTTATACATTTACTTTATGACTTTAATAGTGCCACTATAACCAGCAGTAACAGATGACTGATAGAACAATGCGCTATCTGCATCCATAGTGGGTGTAAATACCAGATTACCAAATTGCGTTCCATTTCCTGTCACGCCTTTTGTATATTGATTACCAGTGCCTGTAGTCGCAGCAGTTTTAATATACATTGGCTCTGATGCTGCAGATAAATTAAAGGTGTACTTTTGTCCACGATTAAGGTATATTGTAGGATTAATTGAGCTATCTGTGAAAAAACCTTGACCAGCAGAATCTGGCCTAAATGCATATCCACTATCTGCATTTGCTTTTACAATATTAAAAGTAGATTCTGGAGTAGTACTCCATTCTAATCTATTATCATTGATTTTAGTGACTGTTACACCGCTTCCACCAGCAAAGTTAATGGTGGTATCAGAATCAATATTTAGGTTGTCTCCAGCACCATTACTAATTGCAGTTAAAGCGGTCGATAAAACTCTATATGATACTCCATTTGACCACTTCAATCCAAGTGCATTTGAATCATAAAATATCCCACCTGGCACTGTACTAGCAGCAGGTAGTAATCCAGCGCTATCTACATTATTTGCAGACTTAACAATTCTATTTCCAAAGTCTACTTCAGTTGATGTCATAGCAACATGAGCTAATTCGCCTTCTGCAGCAATCACTCTTGTATCAATCGCATTTTGTTTAGTAGTTAGTGCTGCAATATCACTATCGTTACCAGAAACATTTGTGTTGAGCGTACTAATCGATGAATTGATCGTGGTAATGCTATTCGTGTTTGTTGTTACACGACCATCTAAATCGGAAAAGTTTCCATCCAGCTCGCTAAATGTAAGCTGTGATCCTTTTGTTAAACGTAATACAATTGCCATTTTTCAATTACCTATGTTGTCGACCTAAAGTAGCCGTCCTCGACATAACCGTCAGCGACATAAACGTCGACGTCTACCGGGCGCTCTTGTAGGATATTTATACTTGTTGTGAAACCAAAATCACTATCATCCATACCTATAGTTGAAAGAGGTGATGGATCCGTTGTTATTGTTTCAATAGTAACATCGGAATCAGCAAAACCTTCTCCTTTTAGACCAAGATTTGTTTTTGCTTGTCGAATGATATTGCTTTGAGATATTGAACCATAGAAATTTATTTTCATTTCAAAATCTAGAGAATACATAATTGTTCTTCTTTGCTCTAGACCAGCTTCAAAATCATCCGAAAATCCTACACCTTGAATAATAATAGGAACATCTTCCTTTAGAGCAGGATATTCAGTAGCGAATGGTTTAACTGTTAATGCGTATTGTGGATTAAAAGTCGGTAAAATTTGCTCAACAATTTGTAAAGCATCATCTTGACTTTTAGCGTATATGTTTAGTTGAAAGTTGACTGAATAAGGAACAGGTGTAAAAAACTTTTGTCTCTTAGCATTTGTGTCACCTATAGTTTTAAATGTAGAAATTTTTTGCAGTTGCCTAGCTGCATCATAAGTCAACGATGTAATTTCGAAAGACATACGCGGTAACTTTATCGCTACTCGTGTATCTTCATCTAAATCCGGATTTGCTCTAATTCTTTCTAAAAACTTATCTTTTGGAGCATAAGATAAAGGAACTTTAACTTGACTAATTATTCCTCCAGCAGAATTAGCACGAAGCACGTAAATATTATTAAAGAGTGAACCGAACATGGCTACACACTTACGTACTTTTTTATGATAAAAATGAGTGCCGAACATTATCTTTTCTCTAAAATATTTTTCATAGTATTGCTCGCAGTTTTAGTAAAAAGGCGTGGTACAATAGAATGAATTATTAATGCGGGTACTAACAATTGCAAAATAACAGCAATTTTAAGAGCATAAAACATATGTTGTATTATTGTTTCATCAGCCTCTTTTAAATGTTCTTTGCACTTACTAGTAATCATTAGCTAGGATCTCCAAATGGATTTGTTTCTGTAAAGTCTAAGAAACTAGCAGCATCGGTTTGGAAATCATCGTTTTGTTCATTTTCTGAAATCTTGTTATTTTCAGTGATAGCAGACACAGTATAATTTGAATCAAGTCTATAGTCACCAGAAAGAACAATTGTTCCAGCAGTAAATGTATGATACTTACCATCACTAGCACCAACATGAATCAGATGTAATTTATTATCAGAGTCAGACCACTTAGATACTTCGCCGGCCATAAGAGTACCATCTGACAATGTTTGAGTTGCTGTGTTTCCAACTTGAATTGTCTGACTATCTGAATCAAGAGTTAGAACGTAAGTATAAGCATAATCAATTTCAATATCATCAATAGCTGCTACACCTGTATCTAGATCTTCATCATTGTATTCGAATAGTTGTGCTCTTAATTTATATGTTGGCAAATTGCTAAGCTGATAGAATGGCTGTTCATGCTCAACATGATTAATTTGGAATATAGAATTTGAAAGAGGGAGGTAAATTAAGTCACCTTCTCTTGGTCTATCACCCGAAATTTCATTATCATATCTTTTTACAGTTTGTTCCCATCTACGACGAGACACGACAAACGTAGCTTCATCTCTAATTTCTACACCAAACTTAGTAAATAGATCTCCTTCACCTTCGAATCCTTCGACGTTTTCAATATACATTTCAATCTTATGAGAAGAATTAAATCTAGATGGAACATCTTGACCGAATATTTTATCTTCGCCGACTAAATCTCTTGGCAGATAATAAACATCTTGTCCATAGATCTTTAAAGATTCTATGACAATGTCTTGATATAAATTCTGCTCTGATTTAACCTTATCAGAAAAATATAAATTGCGCATATCAACCTATAAAGAAATCTGGTGGGAGTTCATGTTCCAATCTAATACGTTCTCTTAACGATTCAATCTCACTACTAGCATCTTCAAAAATTTGTCTTCCATTGAGGACCACACCACCCGGAAGTTGCATGCCTTCAAATTTAATTAAATTCATACCCCACTGTTGTTTGATCAAAGCCGTTGTGTATTCTTTTAGCCACATATCATTAAATACTTTTGTATGTGTCGCAGGATCAATTATCTTATAAGTTTCGTATATAATATACTCACCTTCTTTAGCATCACCATCTACAAAATCTCCAAACAAATATAGTCTGTTTTGTTTTCTAGAATATTCTGTTTGAGGCATGCCGTTTAATTTAGCATCTAATAAACTTAAATATTGTTGTAGTTGTTCATAATATGCTAAGTCACCTGCGAAGTTTTGCATATCAGCTATATCATTTAACATCATCTGATATTTAATATCAAAGAAATTAAAAGAAGAATTAA